TTTAAACCATCTCGTATTAATCACGAAGGTGAACTTCCTAACCCAAATATGAACACACATCCACAATCAAACGATATGAAGGACTATTTATGGTTATTCGGAGGACTTAAATAAAATAAAATATGGCGTTACCAGGATATCCAGGAAAAAGAAGGCCTACCATACCAGGTAGTAGACCCAAATCAGGTAAATTGTTAAGAAGAGCACTTTACCAGACAGTGTATGCGTGGACACCTTTTGAACCAGAATTTCATGTTAAGACCAGACCACAATATACGCCACCACCAGAAGAACCATGTTGTGAATACATTTGTTCTCAAGTAATTGATAATTGTGTTACGTATGTAGATGGAGGTGAGGTGCTAGATGAAGCAAATTGTATAATAACTCCTCCGGGTGGAGCATATGTAGAATGTGATTATGTGGATTAGTGGTTTACAAAATACTATTAATTATTAAATTTAAACAGTATGGCAGAAAAATTAACAATATATCAAAGATTAGGTAGTTTATTCGGTTCTAATATCGCGGATAAGTCCCCGACTTATAATTTTACATCTAAAGAATTATTAAGGACAAATAATAAACAAGAATTTGATACCACAAAGTTAGAATTTCAACAAAGTGAATATCTAACTAATCAGTGGAAGAAGATAGAATCACAACTATATTCTCAAGCAGTTTATTATGAACCAACAAGACTTGCATCCTATTATGATTATGAGTCTATGGAATTTACACCAGAAATTTCTGCGGCCCTCGATATCTATTCAGAAGAAGGTACTACTTTGTCTGAGAAAGGTCACATGTTAACTATATATTCAGAATCGAAGAGAATTAAAAGTATTTTAGCAGATTTATTTAATAATATCATAGATATTCAAACTAATTTACCGATGTGGATGAGAAATACCTGTAAATATGGGGATAATTTTGTATATCTTAAAATAGACCCTAAAGAAGGAATTGTAGGTGTTAACCAGTTACCAAATATTGAAGTGGAAAGAATAGAAAGAGGAATGGATTTACACAGACCTGAAAGTGAAGATGATGGAGGAGTTAAGTTTTCATGGAAAGCTAAAGACATGACATTTAATACTTGGGAAATAGCTCATTTTAGGTTATTAGCTGATGATAGAAGACTTCCTTATGGTACTTCACAGTTAGAAAAATGTAGACGTACGTGGAAACAATTATTATTATCTGAAGATGCTATGTTAATTTATAGAACATCTAGAGCTCCAGAACGAAGAGTATTTAAAGTTTATGTGGGTAATATGGATGATAAAGATGTAGAAGCTTATGTACAAAGAATTGCCAACAACTTTAAAAGAGACCAAATAGTAGACAATCAAACAGGTAATGTGGATTTGAGATACAATCAATTAGCTGTGGACCAAGATTATTTTATACCAGTTAGAGACCCGAATGCACCGAATCCAATAGATACATTACCAGGGGCACAAAATTTAAGTGAAATAGCAGATATTGAATACATACAGAAAAAATTATTTGCAGCTTTAAGAATTCCTAAAGCTTTTCTTGGATTTGAGGACGTTGTAGGTGAAGGTAAAAATTTATCTCTACAAGATATTAGATTTGCAAGAACCGTAAATAGGATACAAAAATCAATGATACAAGAATTAAATAAAATTGCTATCATTCATTTATATACTCTAGGATTTGAGGATGAGTTAGGAAACTTCACGTTAGGACTTACAAACCCATCAACACAATCAGAATTATTAAAGATTGAGCAATGGAAAGAAAAAATAACTTTATATAGAGATGCGACTACTGACCCAGGAAGTGGTATACTCCCAGTTTCATCTACATGGGCTAAGAAAAATATATTAGGATTCTCTGATGAAGAAATAAAGCTGGACTTACAACAACAACGTATGGAAAAGGCTATCGGAGAAGAATTAAATCAGACTGCAACTATAATTAAGAAAACTGGAATCTTTACAAATATAGATAAACTATATGGTGAAGAAGAAGCTGAGGAAACACCAGAAACGGGAGGTGAAGAAGCAGCTATGGGTGGAGACGTATCCGTACCAGGAGAAGATTTAGGAGGTGATGCACCACTAGAAGAACCAGAAGATACGGGTGGAGGTGACGCTCCCGCAGGTTTAGAGTTATCATCTATCGATAAGTCTAAATTACCTCTAATATTAGAAAAGCTCAACAATAACAATAATTTCAATATAAACACTGGAAAAAAGGAACTAGAGGACGTATCAGAAAAATTAGATAGTTTATTAAAAGATTAGATATTTATTATTAAAACAATAATAATATGTTCGGAAAATACAAACAATCGATTACTGATATTTTAGTTCGTAAATATCCCACTAAAAAGCTTTTTAAGAAAACTTTCCATAGTTTAATGCAGGGTCTAAAAGAAAATAAACTCTCCAGAGAATTTTTTGTATTATATGGAGAAGTAGAAAATAAAAGATTCGACGACAAAGATTTAGCGGAAGCATATCTTAATGAAGTTGTAAAAACATTAAAAAGTAAAAAGAAAAATCTAAAAATTCCTATTATAAAAGAACAGAACGAGTCCGATTTAACAGACGATGGGACAATCGTGTGTGTAACTGGAGGTCAGGCTAAAGGAAGAGGAGCGGGAGCATGGGTTGCGGTTGATAAGATGGTGCATAGAGATAAACTAGGTAATGTGGTAGTAGGTACCGTAGCAACAACAGATGGTAATGAAACAAAAGTTACTGAGGTTTGGAAAGATAGTGAAGGCCGTCCTTCAGCTTTTAAATTTGCCAATAAAAATACTTCAGCTACTAAAATATGTTTTAGTGTTGCCTCTACTAAAAAGTCAGGTTTCGTAAATAAAACAGTTAATTATAAACAAATAGAATACACCCTTGATGATATTAAATCTGGTAAAGCTACAGCAAAAATAGGAGATAAAGATAAAAAGGGAGAAGTAATAAAAACAATACAAAAATTAGTAGGAGCAAAACCAGATGGTTTTTTTGGTCCTAAAACACTTGCAAAAGTAAAAGAGTATCAAAAGTCTAAGAATTTTTCAGTTACAGGAAGAATAGATAAGGAGAGTCTTGGTGGTGGGACTAGTGGTCCTACAAAAGGAGAACAATCGGCATGGGAAAATAGAGGATATAAAAATCCAGAATCGGGTAAACCGGGACACAAACCTGAATTAGAGGTAGGAGCATGGATTCCAGTATATAGAAAAGATTATATAAAGAAAGGTGGTAAATGGGTATGGGTAAATCCAGCAGACCCAAGTGACATTGATTACAATATCTCCCAATCGAGTATAGACCTATTAAATAGTGGAGGTGATTTGTTAGAATTATCTGAAGGTTTATCCCCTACAAAAAATAACATATACTCACAACTAGACAGTTTAATCTTTAATGATTCAGTAAGGTCTATAGAAAAAAACTTAAGAAATAAACGTAGTTTAATAGAACATCTTACAAGAGAAGAGAAAGTTGATAAATTAAATGGAGTATTCTCTAATTCCATATTTAGTAAATTGGCAGCTAGAAAGTATAATGAAAAATATAGTTCATTAAATGAAGAAGATAAAACTAAATTAAAAAATCTTTTAAATTTAAGTGAAAATGAAATTAAAGAAAAAATAGATGAATTAAAAGAGAATACTTTAAAACAGTTAGGTACTCTTAGAGTCGCTGCCGACAAACAAGAGATGAAAAATAAAATACAGAAAGTTACCGAAAGTGTCACAAACAGTGACAATAATATTTTATCTATTATTAAAATAGAAAATCTAAATAAATCTTTAATTAAATAACTAACTATGAATTTCTTTAAAAATATGTTAAGTAGTGAAGGGAAAGTCTCAAGTAAGAGATTTGTAACTTTCATTTGTCTTTTATTTATGTTAATTGGGTATACCGCAAATCTATTTTGGGATTTTACAATTGAGCCTGACCTATTTGCATCACTACAATGGATTGTAATGGCAGGACTTGGGTTTACAGCTGCAGAGAATTTTTCACCTAAAGGTGGAGAGGAGCCTCCAGTAGAGCAACCACCAAGACCAACCCATACAACTGTCACTCATGAATATGACCACACTCATGATGATGAAGAAGAAGACGATAACGGGTCTACTTCCGAATACAAATACGACGATATATAATTTTTGACTTATTAATTAAAGTTTAGTATCTTTTCTACATATGAAATGTGGAAAGAAAATAAAATTAGACATAGATAGGACTTATAAGACCTACTATGGAACAGTGGACAATAAGAATTTTAAGTCTACTTATGTTACCCTCTCGTGTTGGTCCCAACCAAATCAGGAAGAAGAGAATTGGGATAAAATCATTAATAGATTAAGAAGAAAGATAAGATTAGAACTTTATAAGTCTTTAGATACGACCTTATTTAAACATGATAAGTCGATAATAGACTTAGATTTAAGAGCAAGTGGAATAAGATTAAATAAGAGAAGTTTTTTAAGTTGCGAGATAACATTATTTGTAAAACCACAACTAGAGTTCAAATCCCCAATCCTCAAGGAATCAGTTACTAATATCTTTAACGACTTAATCGGAGGAGTGTTTAGTCCATACCCTTACTTCGAATTTCATCCAACCAAAGCTTAAAGTAGAATTTATACAAAGTAATAGTATTTATAATAAAAGTATTATTATGAAAATATTGCGTCCAAAAGAATTAGGAACAGGTATATTAATTGAATATGATGCAGGACACATATCTCCTTCTGACCAAAAAAATCTAATTAAAGAGTTTAAAGACCCAGCTGCTAACGATGTTATGATGTATGCGGTATTACAAAAATGTGGTGTAGAAAATAGGAATGGAAGGGTATATCCTCGTGATGTACTACAAAGAGAGGTAGAACGTTATCAGAAATTAATTGGACAAGGACGTGCATTATCGGAATTAAATCACCCAGAATCATCTTTAGTAGATTTAGAAAGAAGTTCACATAGAATTGTAGAAACTTTCTGGGATGGTGATGTGCTGATGGGTAAATTAGAAATATTAACTTCCCCCGCTTACCATAAATCAGGAATAATTTCTTGTGTAGGGGATATTGCTGCCAATTTATTAAGACATGGTGTAACTCTAGGTATATCTTCTAGAGGAGTAGGTTCCCTCAAACAGAAAGGAGGACAAAATCTAGTCCAAGATGATTTTGAATTAATATGTTTTGACCTAGTTTCGTCACCATCAACACCAGGAGCGTACCTATTTAAGGACAGGGACGGAAGACAAAATTACGAAGAATCTTTAGAAGAAGAAAGAATAGAAAGAGAAGAAAGTTCTACCGAAACACCTACTGATTCTTTACGCCTTATGAATAAATTAGATGCCTACTTAGGCAATTACTAATAATTTTACTCTTTATCACATATATATGATAGATTTTCTCTATTGTTTGCATATTTATATACATAATAAACCAAATTAATTAATTAATAAGAACATGGCAAGAAACAAATCTGTTTTAGAAGAAGCTCTTCTCGAGGCACAAGCTCTTGAGGAGGCTGTAAAATCCAATGCAAAAGAAATACTTGCTTCAACAATGAAGGAAGAAATTGAGGAATTAGTAAAAGAATCTCTTAACGAGGAAGACGGAGAGGTTGATTTTGATTTAGAGGACGAAGAAGAAGAGGTGGTAGATGCACCTGACTTAGAACAAGACTTCGATGGAGAAGAAGATTTTGACGAAGAACCTCTAGACTTACGCGGAGCGTCTGATGATGAAGTACTCAAAGTTTTTAAACTTATGGGTAGTGACGACGGTGTTATCGTAACTCAAGACGATGACGTAGTTGATATCAAAGACACAGAAACTGGGGTTGAGTATAAAGTTGAATTAGAAGAATCCAAAAAACGTTCAGTAAATGAAATCGATGACGAATTAGAAATCGATGAAGACGACACATGGGGTCAAGGTTCTCATGAATACCGCAGACATGATGTT